ATTCAATTTTAAAAGTCCCATTACTTGCTGTTTTGTCACCACCAAATGCAATTGCACATACGGCGTTAGTTGTGCCTGAACCACCGTCTGTTGTTGTGTTATATATTAATGCACCGTTAGCAGTGAAAGAAGCAGAAGAATAAGTTACATCAGAAAAATCTGTGAATGCAGTTGTTGAAGATAGTGAAACTCCTGAGTTCGTAAGAGTTGCTCCACCTGCAGTATATGCAGTGCCAGATGTGTTTGTAATTTCTTCTGATGTTGAATAGCCTGTTGTAGAAGCACCTAAAGTTGCATCACTATCAAATAACGCAATCTTAAAAGTGTGTCCACCTGAAGATTCAAAACTGTGTTTACCTTGTAAAAGTTCTTGTTTAAAACTAGAACATATCGCTGATGTTATTGCCATAATTTAATCTCCTACGGGTTTGCTGAGTTTATTGGTATACGAACAGCGCCATCAGTGTAGTCATCTCTTCGTCTTCTTCCAACTTGCTCATTAGCAAACTTCTGTACTTCTTGTTTATATTTATTTTCGTATAAAGTCAACATATCTATCGGACCTTTTAAAAAGCCGTATGCCTCTGATAAACAGCAATATAATAGCCCATTCGAAAAATTCATACTAATATAATTAGTGCCATCACCCTCTAAAAGATCAGGCATTTTATTGTAGTGAACTCTAAATTTATAAGTAGTATTCGGCACCGGTGAAAAAGCTATACGCCCTGATGTTGTATCAGATTCTCCTGTACCTCCACCATACATTGCATAATATTTAGGTCTACCTTGAGCTGCAGATGTTCCTGTTACATCTTGATATTCTTGTAAGTACGTATAATCTTTTTTCTCCAACCAAACATTAGCTCCTGTAATAACTGAACTTGAATCATATACTTGTATACCTCTAATAAATAAAGATCCTGCTGGTGCGTTAATAGATTCTTGACCGGCAACTAAATTACCAGTTTGTTGTTTTCTATCTGCATCAATAGGCACATCTCTAAATATTCTATACTGAGCATTAAGTATTATATTTTCTAAAACAGAATCTGATAAGACATTTGAATCTGTTTCAGTATAACTTTTAATTTGAGTTTTTAATCCTGATGCACTTAATCCTGCCATTACTTCTCTCCTACAATAGCTATGCAGTCTGGACAGCTTTTTCTATATCTTAAATGACTACCACAATGCTCTGGTTTTTCTTCAACATGCACAGGAATTTCTGGTTCTGGTGTATGTAAATATAATTCTTCGTGTGGATCCATTTCTTTTTTAGGTGTGAACAAACCTTTAATTAAATTTATAATATGTTGTATCATGCGCTTACTGTGACTGGCCCTGCTGAGGCTATGTCACCTCCTCCTTCCAATGTTACTGAAGCCGTAACTCCAGAATTAAAAGTATAATTATTATCATCAACTTTAGTAATTGTATACCCCCCTGATGCATTTATTGTTGCAGCAGGTAAATTTGCAACATTAGAAGCGTCTCTAAATCTAACAGTATCACTAGTTGATCTACCGTGATCTGGCTCATTTACCGAAACAGTTGTTGATGCATTAGTGATAGTAAAAGCGTTTGAAGGTAAAAGATTAGGAACTGCTGTTTCTATTCTATCAGGTCTAACATTACGTAAAGATATTGCATCACCATTCATAGGCTTTGGTTCTAATTGTGGTTGCTTTGGTTCAAATTCAGTTACATGCACAAAAGAGCCAT